GTTGACAGTAGAGTTGGCTGCCGTGATGAAGAAGTTTCCAGCTGATACTACATTGTTCACGCCGTTGACAGCTGAGTCATACAAGTCGGCAGCCCTCTGGATGCCAGGTAGCCCCATGAAATACTTCTTGACACCTGCCAGGTTATTAGCTAACGTTTGTATTCTATCAACATAGGAACCTGCATCTGAAATGCTGTCGGCATCTACCTTTTTACGTATAGGAGTGCCTAGAGATTCTCCAACAACAATAAAATCAAGTTTGTATTTATATAGATGAGGCTGTTCTCTATTCCGTAAGAAGTTGTCATTCTGTAGAAGGACGTCGTATGTGATTGCTTGGTCGGGAATTGTTAGTTTTACAGCCTCAATGTTGTCGATATTGTCAACAGAAAAAGAATCAGTGATTGTACTAAACTTCTTTATGAACTTGTTTTCGCCCTTTACAAGCTGGATGACCGAGTATAAATCCAGCCAGTGCTTCTTTCCTTCTTGCGGAGAAGCCTTTGGATGGAGGTCTTGAGCAGTCATTGCTAAATCACTAGCAAACTCCTGAGAGCCGTATTTTTTATAGTCTAGACGATATCCTGTGTGACCTTCTATAGAAATAGTCTTCAAGCCAGCACCGAGGTTCTGGAAGACCTTTGAACCGTATGTGAATGTAGCACTCACTCTGCTCGCTTGATTCACAGCAAGTGATGATGGATTTAGAGGAAACAAGAAATCAATAGTCTCTTGAGTCGACCGTAGTTTCACTGAGAGGACTATGAGGTTCTTTGTTCTTGGATTGTATAAAGATTGAGCCATTTATGTCTTTCTTAAGTCCACGTAGACCGTCTATTTGATGGAGTATTTGACAATCCGTTAGTATTAGCACCTGCAACAGCCACAACTGTATCGGCTTTCACAGAAACAGCAGCACCATGAATAATTACTGTACCAAATGTCGAAGTTATTTCAACACCTTGTTCACCCTCTATCTTAGCTAGATTGACAGCATGAACAGATGCAGTGTCTTGAGTGTATACGGTCGCATTTTGCGAAATGACATTAGCATAGCCCTCGACATTTGCTAATACATTTCCTGAAGCAGTGATATTGATGTCTTTTGTTATTGCGTTTATCTGTTCAGTCGTCTGGACTGTAACCTTCCCATCGGGCGTCATGGTAATAGTCGCAGCAGAGTCACGAGTTTGAAGTATTATTTCGCCATCTGAATTGAGAGTGACCTTTTGGCCTTGATACCAATCAATGAATAAATTAGTGGTTTTTGACTTGTTATAGTCAGCAGGAGGCCTAATATATAAGCCGTCTGTCTTTGCTGGATAGATACCGTCCTTTTCGATGGTATCTGAAACCTCATTTGTATTGTTATCGCCAATCTTTATTATGCTGCCACTAGGATGATAGATTTGCATCGTACCATCGCCACGGACCATCCAGATGACATCAGACTCATGACGGAAAATATATAATCCATATTCAGCAATAGATAGAGTTGTCTCGAGAGGGAATAGAAACCCTAAAACAACAGCATTATTGTAGTCACTGTCGATAAAAGCAGCAACGCAGTAAATATCACCAGCAGAGTTTATATATTCAACTTCTGAATTATTATCGTCATGAGTTGGAAAATACCTAGTCCCATAAGCAAACCCGGCGGGAATAGAACAAGCCACGAGACAGCTAGATATAGAAATATTGTTATCAATAGTCACTACATCAACTGTATTACTAGATGGAAGAAATCTAACTACTTTACAGAAGTATATCTTTGCTCCAGGACCTTTAGCAGGATTATCTAATAATAGATTATTCATTAGTCAAAACCCACAGGTGAAAAGGCTACTCCGGAATCATCAGAAGCTGTTCTTGATATGTTGATTGCAGTTTTCATTGTAGCAGCATTGAAATCTATTGTATGAGAAATTGCAGTCACATAGCCCTTGAAGAATGGAGCAGAAGCTCTACGACTTTCATTTGATGATTTCACAATCATTCCTGGTAATATACTTAGGTCTATGGGCTTAGTGATACTACAATCATATAAATGTTCATTTTCACGATAAGCCTCAGCAACAACACTATTTATCTGACTTACAAACCCACCCATGAGATTATCATCAGATTCTTTAGCATATTGAAGTAGCTTGATTATCGTGTCGGCATTTTGTATTCTTTTTTCGTCTAGAACACCAAGGCCTGTCTTTTCTTTGCTATATCGTGCCAATGCATCTGTAAATAGTTGCTTTTTTCTAGCAGCTTCTAATTTTGCCTGTTGACTTTTTACAGGTTTTACTTCTGTTTTCGAAGTCTGTCTTATGCTCTTCATTGGCGCAGCTTTGAAGATACCAGGTTTCCCAGGAACAGGAACAAGATTGAATGGGTTACGAGAGACTTTCGCAGTAGATGTTCTAGTTGTCTTATGTGAATTATTGCTACTATTCATAGCTTCATCAATCATTCGTTGAACCACTGTTCCCTTGCTAGCTTCACGAGCTTTCTTCAAAACATCTTTGTCGACATTGGCTAATATGTATGAAGTAGCATTATAATTGACTGAAAGATAGTTCCACTTGATTTCAAACTCTCTAAATCCAAAATAATTCATGTCGCCTGACACAAAGTTTTGCTTATATACATTTCTGTAGTCCATCAAGAATACAGGATTAGGGTTGAATCCTGGGTCGAACTGCTGAACAAGATAATTTCCAAACTTGTCAGAATCACCTATTTTATTTAGCTTTTCCTCTAAATAAGCATAGATAAGTTCTCTACCAGACATCTTGAGAATAGCCGTGTCTGTTGCTGGAACAGTCCAGATAACATTCACAACAGAAGAAGCAGAACGAGTCATATTTATAGATTCTAAAAAGCGAGTGTCAATGGGAATCTCTTCAAAGAAGAGGTCGGTAATCTCATCAGCTTCGTCATTATTAGCAATCAAGTCATCAACATTGAGATGTTTAGAATAGCCTATTGCATTTTGAATCGTTTGTATAATCCTCTTTGGCTTTTCTTTATCTTCATCAAGATGCTCTCTCAATAGAGATGCAGGAGACTTACCCGTCTTTTCTCTACAAGACTTTATTCTATCAAAACCGAACTCAAACCTCTCTATCACATTGTATGAGTCTGCATAAAATGAGGCCTCCTGAGGAGACACAGATTTTTCCTGATATGATGAAGCCTGACCAGTTGTGATATTTATAGAAGGAGAAACAGGACGGTCGAACTTCATGAAAGGAGTTAGACGAATCATGAGAACAACTGTGTCATATGTCTCAAATGTTGAAAATTCAAATATAGGTTCTGGATAGATGTATTTGAAAAGGTCTAGTGCTACACCCTGGAGCTGCTTGTAGATTGTGAGCGTCTGTTCCTGACCGCTGAACATAGATTCAGAACCTGCAATCTCAAAGCCAAAAGGCATGTGAATCTTGAACTTTTTGAATATTTCTCTGCTGTCTGGAGATGAAGTCTTTTTAGAACTTCCGTCATCTTCGTATAGAATCTTATACATGAACTTGAAGTAGAGGAATACAAAGAAGATGAATCCCAGCTGAGTTGGAGTATAAAAGTCGTCTAATAGCCGAGCACTGTCATCACCCAGTTCTTTTGAGAGGTTTATTAGTCTGAACTCTGGAACTGCTTGATTCAATATTTCAAGGAACGTGAGGTTCTTTGTATAGAAGGTTGTCTTCATCAAGTTTGCATAATCAGACACTGTTATTGAAACAGTGGCGGAGGGATTTGTTCCAAAATTAGAAGCCTTATTGATTGTCTGTATAAACCCTGAAAAGTAGAACTTGCTACCTGGGATTCTTCCTGCACCAGTCTCGTAATTAGTCACATCAAGCTCAATTTTCACATAATTGTAGAGCTTCAATATCGTTTCCATCGGTAAGAGATCATATGTCTTACTCTTGTGAAAAGTTATTGTAGCTGTATTATCGAGAGTTGTGCCTTTACGAACCTGAATTGAACTAACCAATGCAGTATCATCAATGACACTTATAGATGTCCGCGTTCTAACATCGAAAATCTCTATTTTGAATTTCAATACTTGTTGCATTTATTACCTTCTTGGCCGGGTAGCGACGCCTGGACCATTGGGGTCGGCATCATTTCTGTATGGTCTTATCAGATCATCAATAAAAAGTGATACTGAACTTCGAGTCATTTCATCCATTGCACCAGCCATATCTTTCAACATCTGATTGAAATCGGCAGCGGCTCCCGCAGCAGTCTTTATTCTATCTGTTGTATTTTTTATCTCGTCACCATATTGAGCTTGAAACTTAGTTGCAGATGCTAATGTTCCAACAAGATCACTTGCAGCCAATTCTTGAGCACCTTTAGCTAATCCTGCAATGCCCTTTTCACTAGTAAGATCTCCTAGTCCTCCTCCGAGTGCTTGTTCCATCAATGTAGAGGTTCCCTCCACCATCATTGGCTTTGTTCCGAGAAGAGAACCACCTAAAATTCTTCCTGTCTGTCCCATTGCTGCAAAGTTTTTTGCAGCACCACCAACTGTTCTCAACCATCTAGGATCTGTCTCTTTATTTCTGCGAGCTTCGACGAAATCAAGATAAGTAGCACCAGGATTGGCAGCTAAAAACTGTCTGTAGAGAAGCATTGAAGATGCTTCATCGCCCTCGGCAGAAGCAGAAGCTCCAGAAGCTGCAGATGTAATAGCACCCATGGCTGCTCCCATACCAACATCACGAGCCATCTGTGTATTTGAAACCATCGAGAACAAACGATTACCAGCACCGGGACCAGCTAGATATGTCTGTGTCCTAGCCATCATTGCAGCCTGAGCTATTTCTGGGATCTGAAGACCTGTTCGTCTAGATGCACCCTCCATCATTTCTTTAGAGAAACCAACACGAAGGCCAGTAGCAAGTGCTACGGCAATAGCAGCAGCATCGGTACCATAGATACCCTTGTTCACCATGTCTGTTATTGCTTTTGCACCACCAGCAGCCTCTAGTCTTCTAAATCCCTGTGCTCCTCCTGCAGATACTGCTCTAGCAATAAGTTCGGTGGATTCTTGTCCTGTAAAGCCCAGGGCAGTTAGCTGAGCAGCCATTCCTGTTCCTCTACCACCAGGACCACCCATTCCTAATAGAGCAACATCCTGTTTCATAAGACCGTACTGCATCATTGCAGCATCTCTAAAGCCAGGAATGCGCTCTTGAGACATCTGAGCAACAGTCTGCATTGCACCAGCTTTCATAGATGCATCTTGAAAAAATGTACGACCAATGATTTGATTACCACCAGCAGCACCAAGTCCTGCAATTGCACCGCCTAAAAATGGATTTATTGCTGTTCCAATGAGTGCTAAGATGCTCGTAACAACCTGACCTGCATCCTTTTCTCGCTCGAGCATTCCACGACTAACTTGTCCTGGGGTACCTCCAAGCATCTCGTATGGACGAGTTATGGCATATTTTGCATATTGTTGAACCATTGGCGTGACAGCCGCCATTACAGCGCCAAAATTCTCTATCTTTTTAGCGTGTTCGGTAAATGTATCTTTTTGATCTTTTGTGGATTTAGTAAGAGATTCAGTCAGCTCTCTCATTCCTGCAATTTGTTCTGCTAATAGTTCATTGAGATTCTTGCCACCAGCTGGCATTCCTGTAGGATCAAGAATGCTTTTACTTCCTCCTACAATTCCAGAAGCAGCTCCAGCCTGAGCTTTGACAGCTGCCGTCAGTTCTCTAATGGCGTTATTTAGACCTATGTCAGGAGGCATCTACCTTTTCCCAATCTTCTTCTGAAGTCATTAGTGATTCCAAATCGATATCTTCACCTCTTTCGAGGCGCTTTGCAATGCTTTCAAACTCATCTGTGTTTCTGTAAATAGTTTTCTTGTCGTCGGTTTCTTCTTCTTCATGCACATCTTCTGTAAATTTACGATATTCCGACTGTAAAATCAGCTCATATACGATTTCTTCATCGGTGAGATCTAAAAACTGAGGGTCGTTAGGAGGGAGGTTGTATTTAGCCCGATAGATAATACGAGCCAAATTGGATTGAACATCATTTTTAGCTTGCTTCTTTAGTTTTTGATATGCAAAATCTTCTATGTCGTCTTCAACATCAGGATCTTTTAGAGATGCTGCCGTCAGCTCACGACGGAGAAGGTTCGCTCGGAGCCTTGTCACGAAAAAAGGCGAAGTTTTGATAATCTGTGAGCATCTTTCGAAGAGTAGGCCAGTCTGAAGTATCGAGTTCTTCAAAGATGAGAGATGCCGGCTTATCTACAATAACAATATCTAATGTTGCTGAGGCATAAGCCAGCAGTTCAGAGGTTTCATCTAATGAAGGAAAACCAGCTTTGTAAGCTGCGAAGCGTTGACCTATTGCTATCTGTTCTCCAACTCTTGGAGTCTTGAAACGGATTTTGTATTCTTTGTCACCAATATTATACGTATGATATTGCGAAATTTTCTGAGCCATTTTCTTCACTCCTTCTTTCTTGCCAATATCTACTTATTTTCATTTTTGTTTCTTCTGAAAGAGGTTGACCAGTATGACTCCTGTTTCCTCTACAGCCTTCACTGATTTTTCTCTTTGTTTCCTCAGAATGTGACTGAAGTCCTACTTTCCCTTTATTCCACGGTTTTCGACCACACATCGATTTGCCAAGATTTTTCCTATGTTGTTCGGAAAATTTTCTACCCTTAGCAGCATCTGACATCTTTTGTATAGACTTCTCGGAATGTTTATAACCCAGTGCGCTTTTGTTTCCCATCATCGCAGCACTTATTTTCTGTCTAGTCTCATAAGTGTGATCAACTGAAATCGAACCACCCGTTGCCATGTTGTAGCACATCGGATTATTAATCATACTCTTATTGACTATAAGAGCTTCATCAGCATAAGCTTCTTTTATTGTTTTATAGAGAAATTTTGTTTCTCTACGAAAAATATCTTTTCCGTATTTCTTTATTGCATTTCGTAGAGCAAGCCCAGAGCCCAAATAGCCGTCGTTTTCATCTAGAGAATTATGAACTCCCCAGTAAAATTTGCCATTAATTATATTGGTTGTTTTGTAAATGCAATATTTCATATTATGCTGTAGTTGTAAAGAATCCTTCAGCATCAGCTGACAACGCCTCCGTGCTCAGCAACGTACAATTGTGGCTTACGATAGTGTGCTTTCTAACTGACAGTGTTCCTCTTCCGAAAATACAGTTGTTATACTGACGGATGGTTTTCTTAGAAACCTTGTCGATGACAACAACTGTGAACGGTTCCGTTGCCAAATAAGTGTCGACGTTATCTGGG